GGTTTGATGTTTAGTTTTCGTATATACGGTACCCTGGTATCCCGCCCTCTTAAAATCACTCATTACCGTATCACGCTGACTCTTGATTTTCTGTAAAGATTGAGCAGCCTTTATCAAGCTCCTTTAGCTTCTGCTGCGTTTCTACAACTTTTATTTTTTATTGAATTTCGGAGAATATTGATTTCCCATCATAAAATGATCTGGACGATTCATAATCTCGTTCCGTGGTTCGATTGGAGACGTTCTTTTTATCGTAGGTCGTGTAAAATTATAGACACCCAGTAATAAAACAGCTGTCAGGAACTCAAAACCTTTCATATTTATTATTACATAGATTATTTAATCGGCTGGCATACACCCCTTCTCGAAGCAATATACTCTCGTAGTGTATATCCATGTGAACCGCTACTTTCAACTAGGTTATGATTAACCAGGTTTGGATCGAACATATCCCCATGCGTTTCACATAATAGACAGCGAACTGTTGGAACTTCACCTGGTTCATGTGTATGCATCTGAATATCTCGTTTTTTGTTGCGCTTCGTTTTTTTAGTGACCACGGGGGCATCGGGATCATGTCGCTCACAAAACGTCTTACCATCAATACACTTATTACGACATGGGTTACCCCTGATATTGACACCACTACATGACTGTCTTTTTACACGGGGGTTTTTGGGAGGTTTCACAGGTTTGAGCGGCTTTGAATGAACTTTACATGTATCAACTCCCTCTATACAGAATTTACGACATTGCGTACCCTTCGCTGTCATGGATGGACATCTCGTGCGAACACTTTTGACTTTTTTAGGTTTTATTTGTGCTTTAAGATCCTCGTTCTCTTCCTCTAATTTCTGTCGATCTCGTACAACACTGCGAAACTCGCGTTCGACATCATTCAGGAGCCTGTCGATAGTGTCAGGGTTATGGTACTCTTTTAATTGATCTCGGAGTTTGATAAAGGTTTCCATTTTTACTTGAATATAAAAATTACTACTCGCAACTTAAGCTGTATTTTTTTATCGAAACACTGTAGATGACGACGTCGTTACAAGATATACCTAAAAAAATACAGTATATCGTCGTTGATTCCGATTACGTTAACGGTTCAAATAATACATTTTCCCTCGACCTCACTCTGAAATCTAATACACACGTCGAAGATAGTAGCCGGGTTCTCGGTGTAAAACTCGTCGACTTCTATATTACACAGGTTGGAGATCAGACACCTAATGCAGACGGTCACCCAAGTGATATAGCCAAATACGTGGATATCATATGCCCGGATATACCTCAACGTGCACAAATGCTCGATGAACGTCATGGACAGATTTTTGCTAGAATTCCGTTAGAAAGACACTACAACCATGGATCACATACGATACTTCGAGATAAACAATGGAAATCGTTCCGGCGCCAAACAAATTATTTTAATCCGATATCGATCAAGAAACTCAATTTCAATATATATGAACACCAGGACGATGGTGGATACCACACCCTTCAACCCGATTCTAAATGGTATATGATTTTAGAAGTCACGTCCGTTGATATCAAAGAAAAACCTGTAAACAAAGAAGCACAAATATTAGAAGCACTTTACGCTCTCATAGGAAAAATTGATCTTCTACACGAGAGTGTTCAGAGATTACCTAATAAGGAAGAAGCTGAAAACATTCTCATCCAAACCAAACGTAAAAAATTTTCGTTTAACTATATCATCATCGCATTTGTAACACTTCTCGCAGGATATATTTATTATGTCAATAAAGTTCGAGCAAGTATAGTACCAACGCCATTTTAAATATTCTAATATTATACTATGGACGGTTCAGTAGTTCTGATACTATTGATAATAGTTGTTGTTGTAGTGATATTGATCATGAAAAATATAGAGAATTCTAAAAAAATGAAAGACTTAAAAACAGCGATGATAGCGAGATCGACATTGACAGACACTGAAATTGCAAGCATACGAAAAGACGTTATACAACAGCCAGTGGTCGCACCCATTATTAACAAAATTGAACAGGTTGAAGATATCGAAACAGTGGGTGATCAATCTCTCGCGTTAGACGAAGACCAAACGATTGAATATGACGAAATGGCTAATGATTCGGGTATAGTCAAAATAGCACCCCCTCAAATGGATAATAGTTGGACAGAATCTCGTCAGGTCGAACCAGTGAAAGATTTATCGGTAGGTATTGCCATCACCAATGACGTCTCCAAAAAGGAAAATTTACAGACCGGTAAAACAAGTTCCAAATACCCTATCAAAAAGGGAACTGGAGTTCGAGCCGAATGCGCTGATGGGAAATGTGGAGATCCTTCGAAATACCCCATGCAAATGCCAATCGGTTCGATCAGGAGAATGGATGGTACACATTCTATTATAAATACAGATGCATTACGTGATGCTGCCAGAAATGCTGCTCAGAAGCGCGACACCGAAATTAAACGTGTGTTAGATAAAAAAATACAATCACAAGCTAAATATGCAGCAATGAAACGACAACAGTATGACGATACTGGCAAAATAAAACAATATGACGTCAGGCCATTAAAAGCACCCTCAGCTAAGTTAATTCGACCCACTGTAATGTCATTTAGTGATGAAATGGTCGGCAGCCTTTCTGAACGCACTGGTATCACCACCGCGAAGATGCAAGCCGATCGCGAACGCATGATAGCGAAGAATATGAAAGCAGATGACTATGCAAGAAAAGCTTCTCAAAATGCAAGCATGAAAGCTATGATACAAGCGAATTCCCCCATTAGAAAAGTTTCGAAAAATATAAATATCGCTACTTCCATAGAAGCTGACGACGTCGCAAAGAAAATTGCAATGGAAAATGCTATAAAATTAGAACAAGCTGATATAAAATCACTGAAAGAAACTGGATTCACCGTGAAAGAAGTGCAAAAGAGAGCCACCATGAAAGCTCAACAGGCTGCCCAAGATGCCATAGAAACTGGAAAACGGATCGAGAAAGAAGAAAAAATGAAAGCTGTCATGAAAGCTCAACAGGATGCTATGAAAGCTGCTGAACAGGCTGAGAAAGAAGAAAAAATGAAAGCTGCTGAACAGGCTGAGAAAGAAGAAAAAATGAAAGCTGTCATGAAAGCTCAGCAGGATGCTATGAAAGCTGCTGAACAGGCTGAGAAAGAAGAAAAAATGAAAGCTGCCATGGAAGCTGCTATGATGAACGTAGAGGGATATGAACTCATGAAACCGTGGGGTTCTATGGTATATTAATCATCATTGATATAAAGAATACACATGTATTACATATAACAAATATGTCATATACGTGCATCAAACCCGTAACCTTATACATGGAAGCGAGTGCTAAAAAGCGTAAACGTGTAAGAAAACATCCTAAATCGGCAGGTGTCGATAAAATCCTCAAACAAAATAAACGTATCAAAACGGTCATTCATAAACGGCGCGACAATACAAACTGGAAAAGTAATAACCGACGACTCGTTCTTGAAGAGCTTGTCTCTTTTCTAGACATATTAGATGATGTCGTAGATATCTTTGATAGTGAAGATTTCGATTGTGGTGAAGTACCCGATGAATTGGATTCGAATTAATGAAACGGATAGCAAAACTCATACTTTTCTAGTTAGATATCTTGACCATATTTAACTAGTGATTTATGTTTTTTATTTTATTTATACACCAGGTAACACCTTCTTCTTAGGGGCAGCCTTCTTAGGAGCCGCCTTAGGCACAGCAGCTACTGGGGAATCTGTAGCTTTTTCACCCTTGGGACCTGGAGGACCGGGAGGGCCAGCGGGGCCGGGAGGGCCAGCGGGGCCGGGAGGGCCAGCGGGACCAGGAGCACCCGAACCACCGCCACCACTTAGTTCACATTGATCTAACATCTTACCAAGCAGTGTGTAGAGTTTAGTCTTATCAAGCCTGACACGTGTAATCTCATCTTCAATCTCCTGGCGAAGCGAGCTCATAGTTATATATATAAAGGAAATATTATCTTTAAAGTAAATGTTACTCATCGGACCGACACTGGCCTCTGGGATTGGACAACACGCGAAAAAATATACACAAGTGTTCACACCACGAGCTGAGTATTACCAGATAGGAACAACATTACCCGAAGATGATCACGGTCTTATCTTCATTTTACCAATTCCTCAACATATGAAATATGTCGAATATGCAAAGTCTCGTATAAAAAACCTGACCTGTATGACAGTATGCGAGACAGAAACCGTCCACGAAGATTATCAAATGATTATGAATGAGTTTAAAACTGTCCTGGTACCTAGTGAATTCTGTAAACGGGTCTTTTCTAGACAATTTCCTGACAATGATTTCAAAATCATACATGCACACATCCCACCACCTACACCAAAACCATATACATTCTATTTCATAGGAAATGCTATGGATCCACGTAAAAATTTTAAAGATATCCTACAGGCATTTGTGCGATTAAACGAACCGAATACACGTCTATTAGTAAAAGCAACGTGTAACAAGGATATAACTATTCAATTCCCTCGTGTAGAGGTGATCAATGGTCTAATTTCAGAT